CAAGGAAGTCAAACAGCTCACTATAGTAAAAGTTATGCTAATAGCCATTTTTATAATTCAAATAGTGCCATCAATGGTTCCTCTGCGTCTACTACATTTAAAAGTATTTTAGAGCTAACAGGTAGCCCCCAACATGGTAGATATCTTCTTGGTGAAAGAATAATAAACCTAAAAAACGGTAACCTCAAAAATGAAGATATAGGTGTATTAGTTCAGTACCTACAATATCAAGCATTGAATTTAGATTTATTCGACATTAGTGGTAATGTTCTGAGTTTTAGAGGAGTAGAAAATTTATTTTATTGTTTTCGGTTGGGTTCTCCTGCGGCTACTTATAATATTAAATGTATGAACCTTTCAAACAATCTCATTGCCGATGATGGCGCTAAATACATTGCATCGCATTTAAGTAATGGACTGCATCCTCATTTAAAAAGTCTAGACGTTTCGGAAAATCAAATCACAAAAACTGGTGTGGGGTATTTTTTAGATGCTCTTAAAAATTCCAACGTAGGAAATATAATAATAAAACAATATCATCTAAGCGTTTTTGGTAATAAAGAAAACAAAATTTCTTTTATGAAAAATTACTTAAAACAAGCTCAAGATAAAGGTGTAGACGTAAAAAATATTGTTGTTGATAAGAGTTTAATTGGTTATATCAAAACTACTAGCAAAGTAGTTAAAGATGTTGCCGTAGGTTTTGCTAAATGTTATTATGTTGATGATGCAGTAACAGATTATGCTGCTGATAAAATAATAGCTAAAGTATCAAAAACTTTTGGTATGTTTTGGAATGGTAAAGATGTAGTTAATTGTTATGCTGAATCTTTTGACGATGTAATGATTTCAGAAATAGGTGTAGAATTAATAAAAACAGACTTAGAAGTAATGGGTGAAAGTACAGTTATAAACGCTATTGAATAAATGATTAACTCAACTATAAATTTTTTAAAATCTTTTTTTAGTTTCAAAGGAAGAATCGGAAGATTGTATTATTTTGCGTATACCTTTACTACAGGTATTTATGGTACATACGTAACAAGTAACAACAATGTAAGCGACTTATTTCATTTAATATTTATAATTCTCTTTATTAAACACACATTAGTTTTAATCCAAAGATTACATGATTTAAATATTAATAAATGGTGGTTTATATTTTATTATATTTTTTTTCCACCTTTTCTTTTACTAATTTTGTGTTTTTTAAAAGGCACACCTACGGCTAACAAATACGGCGAGCCTCCTAGTTATTAAAATTGTAGATGAAGATTTTGCTAATTGTTTAGTTAGCAGTAACCTTAATTCTAATATTTAAAATTGAGACAACTCGTTTGCAAGTATTACAGGAGAACTAATGCCTGTTAGTTTTTTCATTCGATCTTTTAAAGTCACATTAGCTAATATATTTGGTTTAGTAGGATTTTCAGCTATTTTAATAGCACTGTCTAAAAACTTTTTATCTGTAAATAAACGAGCAACAGGTTCAGCTACTCCCGTTGCTAATCCTGCGTATTTTATACCTGCAAGCGGATTTGTTGCTATTGCAGAGGCAGCACCGATAAAAGCAAGAGTTGAAGCAGTACCTGAGGGATTTGGGGCATTTTTGTTTTTTGCAGCAATAGCCTTGCTTAATTCACCTAATTTTTTAATTTTTTCAAAAGTGTCTTTATCAACTTGTTTTTTAATCAAATTCTTTTGTTTTGGAGAATTTATATTTTTTGATAAACTATTATAAGAAATGTTGCCGCTAGCATGATTAGTACTAGCATTGCCTAATAAATTTTCTAATTTTTCTCGTTTTGCAACACTTGCAAATAAATTGTCAGCTTCTTTAAATGTTTTGTACCAATCAGGATTAGTTTGTCCGTATCTCTCAATATCTTTTGAGATATTATAATTAATATTTCTTAATTGGTTTTTTATACCTTCATCAATGTCCCACTTAATCATGCTATTTAGACTACGTTTAGTATCTATTAGCCTATCTACTGAATAAGGTTGAATAGGTATTTGTACCTTGCCAAAATTGCTTTCTATTAATGGATCCATTTCATTCCGCAAGAGTTTTATTGCTGATAAAACGTCTTTTTCGGCTCTAGTTGGCAAAGCACTATTTATTTTAATAGAATCTAATGCTTTAATTGTATTGCTAGGTTCTATCAATGCACCTGTAGGCAATTCTTTTGCTCTTTGAGTGTATAAATTGGCTATCTGAGATTCTATTTCTTCGGTTTTTTTAGGTCCAGTTTTGTCATAAATATTTTTAAGAACTTTTTCAATTTGCTCATCCGCCATATTGTATTTTTTCTTTAATCTCTCACCTACAAACGGAAATTTTTGTATTGCATGATCAGTATAAGATGTCAGAGGAGAAGAAGTAAAAACAGAAGCAGGTAAATCAACTTCTAGATCTTTTGCTGCTTTTAATGCGTTCAAATTTACTTTATCGTGAGTTAGTCCAAATATCTTTCTTCCTGCCCCGTAATAAGCTTCTTGAGGATTAGTTACTGCTTTTAAAGCTGATTTACTAATACCAGCGGCACCGCTAGCTAATTTTCCTGCCACTGCTACTGTAGGAATAGCTGCAATATTTGCAACTAATGGATTAACTCCTATTTCTTCCAATGATCCAGCAGCAACGCCAACAGGAGCAGCTATTTTGGCTGCATTAATTCCTTTGTTAAATTTATCAAGCACACCTACGTTTTTAGCAAAAGTTGCCCCCGGAACAAAAGAAGAAGTGGCAAATTCAGCTCCTTGACCAATAATTTTTTGAAATGGATTAGATGGTCGAGGTTCTATATCTACTCCCAATTTATCTGCTCCTGATTTTAACCATGACGATGGACGATCAACATTATTAGAGCTAAAATAATCATTTTCTGCGCCTTGATCTATAGGTTCTCTAGATTTACCTGCTTGCTCACGCAAAAAACCTAAAGTCTTTCTACCTCCTCTCTCCGCAAGATGAAGAAGATTAGCTGGTAAATCAGCAAGATCAGTTGCACCTTTTAATGCTGATTTTCCTACAAAAGGTAACCAATCATTGCCTTCTTGTTCAATCGTTCTTGGTAATATTTCTACTGCTTTGCTTATTTTGTATTTCTGCCATTTTTCTAAAGGATCAATATTGCTGTTTTGATCAAATGGCATAGATAATTGCTTCACCCTATACTTTCCCCATTGTTTAAAAGGATCTCTTGTATTTAATGCCGATCTATCCAATTTACTCATTTTGCTGTTAACCCACTATTTAAAGCTTCTTCTACTTCATTTTGAGGTATCATATATACCTCCCCCCTAGGATCTACCATTTCTACAACTTCGCCGCCTACAGTAGCTTCCATAGCGTTTTGAGTGTTATTAAAATTATCAACTTCATAAGGATTAATATGAGCATTATATTGCAAACTCATATCAGCCGCTTTGTAATTGGTACTTAGTTCCTTTTTTATAAATTTCAGTTTTTCAGCAATAGTTTCTGGTGTATCTATATCAATATCCGGATATATCCCTTGTTCTTTAAATATTTTGATAATTGTTGGACCTAGTACACCGCCGCCTTTTAAAGCTCGCTCGCTAGTTGTTACAAACTTATTAAGACGAGCTTGCAACCCTTTCCTCTGCGCCTCTTCTTTTCGCAAAGACTTAATACCTGCAAATCTTCCAAGAACTCCTTTAGCATTATTTGCTATGCGACCACTTGGAGATAAAGGATCAAAGAAATTTTCTTTTGTATCATTTCTAAAATTATTATAACTAGTTTCTAGTTCTTCAAATTCTTTTAAAACAGTACCAAGTGCTTTACGATCTTTAGTGTACAAAGTTCGCTCTTGTTTGTTTTTAATCGGTAGTGTCCCTTCCAGACGATCTGGGTTATAACCATATTCTGCTTGATCTTGCATTAATTTAGCTTGTCTAAATTGTTCTAAAGCGCCAAATTGTCTTTCTGCAAAATCTCTTTGATAAGCTTTTTCTTCTTCTTGTCTTCTAGCATTTTCTTCGGCTTTTCTATGAGCTAAAATTTGCTGAGCTAAATTATTGTTTTCTTTTAAAGCTATATCTTCCGATTGATTATAACTTTGTAAAGCTGGATTCATTGCCCTGCCAAAAACCCCTAGATTGTTTTTAAATCCACTCACTACAGGTTCTTTTGAAATAGCATTGCCAAAACTTGATAATGCATTATTAATAGCTCTATGTTGCTGCTGTTGATTCATGCCAAGATTTTGACGTGATTGCTCTATTGCCTTTTTTATGCCAAGATCAAAAGGATTAAAAGCTTCCCTTTCTTGCATTGGCATTTCTTGTTGATTTTCTAACAATAGTTCATCATCAGAAACTGGATAATCAAAATTTTTCATTTTAAATATTTGAATTAATAATATTTATATTTGTTAGGATCCTTTGTGCTAAAAGGAGAAAATTCTTTTCCATGGTATTTATAAAAGCCTTTAATTCTCATGGGCTTAGGATGCCATATGTTGTCTAGATCGCCAGGTATTGTATAAAAACCTCCCTGTTTGTCTTGATGTTCCCATTGAGGATAATATCCGTGCTTTCTTAATTCCTCGATTTCATTTTCAAAAGCAGTAACACGCGCTTGCTGCTGTGCTAAGTCAGTAATAGAAAGATCGTTCCAATGTGGTTTTCCATGTCCAAACACTTCTACTCCCGCCCACTTCGGACCGTACGTTTCAGCTCTTTTATTATAACTCATATCCCCCCATGTTTGATGTGCTTTCCATTTATTCATTAGGGCTATTTGGGCAGCTGTTGGACCTTGGCTTAGTGCTAGTGCTGCTTGTGCCTTTTCTTGCTTTTCTCTTTCTCGATCTCTTTCTCGATCTTCGTACCATTTCTGGATTGCTCTGTCTTCAGCTTCTTTCTGCGCTCTTTCTTGTGCTTCTTGCATTGCAGCTGCTAATTGAGCAGAATTGTCAATTGGTGCTAATGGTGCAATAGGTGCTGGTTCATTTTGATTAAATGGCGCTAAAGGAGCATTCGCATTTAAAGCTTGCGGATTAATTGAGGATAATGGACTATGAACTGGATTTGAAAGTGCATAGTTCACACCTCCTGCTTGAGAAATACCAGATAAATGAGGATTAGTACTATTGCTATTTCCTTGTAAATGTGGCCATTCCCAAGTTTCTTCATTTTCAAAATCTTGTTGCTGACTATTTAATTGATTTTGATTGTTAAACCAATTCGTTACACCCTGATTATTTAATGATTGAATATTGTTAAGCCCAGTTTGATATTCATTTAAACCATTTCTACCTAAGTTAATTAAGTTATTAATATCAGAGCCATCTTGCCTATTTAGATTGCTTAAATTACTGCGCAAACTATTATTCAATAAATTGCTACGTCCACCAAATCTACCACTTAACAATCTTCTAATAGCATCTTCTGTTTGCGCTTGATGCGATTGTGAACCAAAAGTACCACGTTGAATATTACTTGCAGCAACTTCATTTCTAGCTCTTTTAATAGCATTTTTAGTTTCTGCATCAAAATTCTGTTCTTGTGGATCAAACGTTTCAGATAAATTATTAATAGCTCTTGTGCCTACATTTTCCCTATTTGTTAAATCTGTAGCTAGATTGTCTCTAGCATTTCTGCTTTCATCTTGAAAATCATGATTTAACCTTTGAAGCAATAGATGCGATTGTTCAAGTTCAGGAGTCATGGGAGCAACCGTTTGCCCTCTATAAGAAGGAGTAGGAGTATTGTAAGTTTGTAACGCTCTATTTAATACACTTACATTTCCAGCTTCTTGCTCTGGACTCATATTATCGGCATTACCGCCATAAGTGTTTAATAAACTACTTAAAGCGCCCATCCTGCGATACGGTGCATTAGTCTCTCTATCGAAAGCTGCTTTATCCGCTTGATTTTGTAAATTCCCGTAAGTATGAACTTGATTACCAAAAGATCCTAGCATCCCAGTTAAACCTTCTCTTTTAGCTTTTTCTTGTGCGCCAAGAGTAGTTAAAGTTTGACCAAGTCCTTGATTAAATCCTGCATTTAACCCTTTAGTTTCTTCCCCTAGTTGATTAAAGCTTGTTCTAGCAACAGGCAAATTTTGAGTTAAATCTTTCCCTACTTTGCTTCTTAAAGCATCTTCACGACCATCATAAAAACTACCAAATTGTTTTTTTAATTTATTTAAAGCTACATTTTCAAAAAAATTATTTGATCCAGATTTTAATTTATCAACTAAAGAATTTGTTTGAGACGGAGAAAATCCTTGTGCTGTTCTATTTAATACACTAGATGCTTGATTAGAATAAGGAAGAGGTTCGCTTCTAAATTTTTCTTCTAACGCTCTTCTTCTTTGTTCAAGAGCAGACATAGGGACAGTAGTTTTGCCTCTATATACCGGTTTATTTGAACCTGCAAGTCTAGCTTTGTCTCGAGCAAGAGTATTATAAGCTTGTTGTCTTAAATCATCTAATCCAGAAGGGTTTGGTAACATTGCTCCCATTGATGCTCCTCTAAGACCAGATTGTAAATGATCTTTTCCACCCCTTACAGTCCTATCTTTTCCGCCCAAAAATCCTTTAAGCCATTTAGCAGGATTCTTAAAAAAACCAAATTGAGGTAATCCTGTTTTTTTATTTATTGTTCCACTTCCGCCAAGACCTTTAAGAACCTGAGCTTCTAATGGATTAATATGAGCAAGGATAGTGTCTTCTCCATTTCCTTGTTTACGAATCATCTCGGCAAGTGCTGGATAAGGACTGGAACATTGTTGATTTGCCATATCATCCCCTTAAATAAAATTCTAAACTTTTCGCCTTAGGAGGCAATGATATTTTCCCTCCTCTTTTATGTTTACGAATATTTTCTCTAAATTTATCTAATTTTTTTGCTCCAGCTTCATTATTACCATCTCCGAAATCTGAAACTGTAGAAGCATCTATAATGTATTCGCCTGGGCTAATCCTTGCATCAATTAGATCATCCTGTCCTCCTGTGTCTCCTCTTAATAAACCAACTAAACTATAAGGCAATTCGATTTCTTTAATCATGTAATTGTGAGGATTATTATGTACTTCGCCACCCTCTTTCATACGAACAGGTTCACCTGTAAATTCAGGATTATTGTAATATTCAAGCCAGCGTCCTTTTTCTGCATATTCTTCCGGTGAATTAACTTTTCTATGCAAAGAGCCAATTTCACTAAGTTTCTCTCTAAGTGAATTATATTTGAGTCTTCTTGCCGCTTCTTGTCTTGCAAAATTATAAGCCTCCTCTGCTTCTAATTCGCTAGGAGTTAATCTTGAAGCATTTCTATATCTTCTTTCTTCATCTGCAATCTGTTCTGGAGTTTTTGGTTTTTGCGCTTTTTCTCTACCAATAAATTGCGCTGCTGTAGTTCCAAGTTGCAATAAATTACTAGGTTGCGTTAGATAATCTTTTGAATTATCCCCTAATTTTTCCATAAAACTTCTGTTGTCTACAGGTGCTTGCATATATTGCATTTCTGACGGCGCACTTCCTCCCATGCCGTTTAAAGACATCATAGTAGTTGCAGGGCTTGCATACTGACCTCCTCTACTTCCTCCAAGCCCAATGGACGGTAGAATTGCATTAGCATCACCATAATTAGTAAGAGCTGAGCCTGCACCATTAGCGCCTATCGCATTAGCACCTGATCCGAAAAGAGATGCAGCACTTGGTAACATTGCTCCCATCGCTGCTCCTCTAAGACCAGATTGCAAATAATCTTTTCTACCCCTTACAGCCGAACCAGCAGCTCCTCCAAGAGCACCCCCTATTACTCCTCCAATACCTGGCATTATCATATTGCCAATTACAGCCCCAACCCCTCCGCCAAAAGATCCTTTAAGCCATTTAGCAGGATTCTTAAAAAGACCAAATTGCGGCAATCCTGTTTTTTTGTTTATTGTTCCACTCCCGCCAAGACCTTTAAGAATCTGCGCTTCTAATGGATTAATATGAGCAAGGATAGTATCTTCTCCATTTCCTTGTTTGCGAATCATCTCAGCAAGCATCGGATAAGGACTAGAACTTTTATTTTTTTTGACTTTACCGCCGTGCGCATAAGAAGCAGAATTTTCATCAAACATATTGCTATTTGCTAAACTTGTATCCTGATTCTGTGAATATTGCATAGGATCATTATTGCTAAAATTAGCTAAATTTGGTTCATACAAATTGCTGTCATCGTTCGTTATGTATCCACCACCAGCATAATATTGATTATTCATTGGTATTATTCTTTTTTGTCTGTTAATACAGGTTGTGCATTCATGATGTTGTAAGCCATCTTTGCCCACGCTTCCCAAGTATATTGTAACACTTCTTTGCTTTTTTTGTTATTTTGCGTAACTTTCTTTTTTTGATTATATGGACTAGGCACTCCTGCTTTTTGAAAAGGTTCGTAATTAATTACCGCCTCAGCCCATTCATCCCATTTCTCTTCTTGTAAAAGAATTGGCAAACCTTGATCACTATAATCAGTGCAAACAGTAGCAGCCCAATATTTGACAGAAATATATTTAGGATATACGCTAATCATCTTCCATCTCCAACATCAGCCATCACAAAGGTTTGGCTCATTTGATAGCCAGAACCAAGACCCTCTGATTTAAAAGTAAAATTGATATTTCTTCCCTGAAACATAAATTCAATTCTAGCAGGCAAAGCAGCATCATTAGTGTTGATTGACAATGGCTTACTAGAAATAACAGGACTTAGAGGGTATACTTGACTATTAAAAGTAATAGTCATGTCTGCAGTATCAGTGAATTTAAAATTAGGCTCAATGCGTTTGATTTGCATCCATCTATCTATTCCAGAAGCTTGTTTAAAATTATTAAATGAAGCATATGAAATAATAGGTGTTGTAAAATAAGACGGAATAGCTTTAATAGGAGGAATTAACGGATTATTACTCGGATAATTATTGTTAATCTGATCTGTTCCAGTTTCATGTTGCCAAATATAATTATTTTCATCTCCATCGTATGGAACTAAATTTTTCCCTACAGTGTACATATTGCCGCTAACATTATCAAAATAGCCGCAATCTCTGTTAATTGCAGTGTCATACCAATTATTGTCTATTACATTATAGATAACAGCTCTTGTACACCCAACATTATCAGGCTGATCTTTTTCTGGATAAAACCACCAGATTTCATCTTTAACAATATTTTTAACTCCAAAAACTAATTGGCGTTTTTTCATGTCAAGAGTTTCAAAAAAAGTTTGACGATTTAGGTTATTTTCCAGTGGCAATACAACGCCGTTATAAGTAAAAAATCGTCCTGTGCCAGGCCAATAAAATATTCCATCATATTCCACAACGCAATTAGACGACAAAATAGAACTATCATTTGTGATAATTTCTTTTTTAAAACTAATATCATCTGGATCGTTTGGATTAATAGTTCCGTTATTAGTCAATCTTATCACGGAAGATAACGTCCAAAAAAGCACCGAGGGGTTAGCCGTGCCACCTCTTATTCCTGCTGCGCAAATAACTTTGTCAGTTGATATATTGATAGAATATTTTTGCAAATCAAATTTGAATGGAATTTCAGAAGTAAGATCTAATTGGTTCTTACTTTTTGACCATCTCACAAGTCCGTTATTGCCATACACGAATAAATAGGGATTAACAAAAAGCACACCACCTGTAAGCTCTGCCAAAAGCTTGGTATAATTTGCAGTACTATCTGACATATTTGTAACTTTAACCCAATTATTATCGCAATAATTCCATATTTCAGGACACGGGGAATTTGAAGTAATAGATGCAGTCATACGAGGTACACAAAGAATAGACTTTTTTGCAACTTGCCCATTTTGAAAAATAATAGGTATTATTTGCCAATTTGCGCCTAAAATCGGGTTGTTTGGTGGGGGTGGAGTCCAAGTGCCATTTTCAGTCTTAAAAAGAGTTAAAACAAAATATTGTTCTTCTGTAGCACAACGAGTTGACAATCCTATAAATATGTTTGGTGGATTTTCTGTTTCTTGATCAACATATATACAAGTAGCCTTTGCTTCTTCTAAAGAAACTGTTGTTTTTAATGCTGTCATTCCACCAATATTTTGCGGAAATCCTTTAAAAAACCTAGTCCACTGAGCATTAGTCCAATACTCTCCTTGAAATGGACTACTATCACGAAGAATACCTGGTTTAAAAGTAATAGGGAAAACTTGATCTGCCATGATTTAATCCTTATCCCTTTTTACGCCACGATCTGTATAACGATCTTTAGTTAATTCATTTGCAGCCGCTAAAGCATTCTGATAAAGCCCTTGATAAACTGGCATTCGTTGATCGTCTTTTAAATAAATTAGAGCTTCCAAAAAACATGAATAAAATAAAAGATTAGGATAATAATCAGTTAGAACATTTTTTTGATTTTCATTTGTGATATAATTTACCCTACATAAATAAGTTAATTGATATGCAAATGTTGCGACTGGTGTAGGACTAATAAATATTGCTTCATATGGAGTACCAGCACCACCTGCTTGATTTTTTTGTCTATCAGCATAAAACAAAGGTGGATTATTTTCATCACCTTGATTAGAATTGGGCCAATAATTAATGCAAAACTCATAACTTCTAGGAAACAAAACAGTACTATTAGTAAAAGCAGAGGTTGTTGTTCCGTAAACTATCGATATCGTTTCATTCCAATTAGCTGGTTTGTCTATAATTGCTTTATTTACAACAAAATTACCTATTTCCTGTACTTTTTCATAACCAAGCGTTTTTAATTCACTCCAGATACGATCTTGTCCCATTGAAATAAAAAAAGGCACAGCAGCAATAAAACTAGGGCTATTTACTTGATTCGCATAAGTAATAATTTGCAATGACAAATTATTGTAATTCGATTCCATAACAATTTATTATCCATCTGCAGCAAAAGTAATTGTACCCCATGCTCCATTAACATAAGCACGTATTGTATTTGAAGATATGTTATAATACATAAAGCCATTAACTGCATTAGCTGCTATTTCTACATCTGCATTAGTACCAGAAGGAATAGTAAATGGTGTTCCATTTGTTAAACCAACACCAGTAGCAATACTGCTAGTAGTTGAGATGTTTTGCCAAACGCCTTTTTGAAAAACTTGAGCAAAACCAGTAGATATATTAAAAATTTCTGTACCAGGTTTTACTGTTACAGCGGGTTGTCCTGTAACTGCTATATAAGGTGTAACGTTTTTCAACGAATCTCTTTGCAGAGTAGTTAAATTAGGAATTGCAAAAGTAGCATTAGGATTATTTGTACCAAGTGTTTGATCACTTTCGATAGTTAAACCAGTAAGACTAGTAATATTTGATAAATCCGACATGTTTTTATATTTTAAAGTTAAAATTCTACAAATTTAATTATAACACAAGAGATTTAAACTTTAGAAAACACAAACATTTTAAAATAGAAACAGAATAAGCAGCACCTAAAAATAAGTGCTGCTTATGTGAACTGTAGTCAAGTTGCTATTTGTTTAAAACAGCAGAAAAATATTAATTAAAATCAATATTCAATAATAATAAGTCCAGCTCCTCCTAAACCACCAGTGCCAGAAGCGGATTTAAAACCACCACTACCGCCAGATCCATAAAGACCAGCTTGACCACCACCAGCACTAATTACACTAGATCCTCCTGCTGTAAGAAATGAATTTCCGCCTGCGCCTGAACAAAAAGAAGCGGTCCCAGAGGCTGGCAAACCAGCATTTCCTTTTATATTAATTTGTCCACCTGTAGCTGTTCCACCTGCGCCACCATTAACAGCTGTAGAATTAGAGCTTTGAGAACCGCTTGAACCTGCATTTCCATTTAACGAAACAGTATTTGTAGCAAAAGTAGATCGTACTCCTTGAGTACCGACAGAATATGTAGTAGCAGCACTAATATCTGTAACATAACTAATACTAGTACCACCTGCACCACCTCCACTTGCAATGCCCAAAGTAGTATTAGTAGTACCGCCTGCACCACCACCTCCTATCACAGTAATTTTTGCAGCAGTTACATTTGATGGTAACGAAGTAGAACCTATCGTTCCACTTGAGCCTGCAGCTAATACAAGAATTCCACGAGGAGCAGGTGTAGTACCTGATATAACAGAAACTGCTCTACCATAAGAATCGAAAGTAATGCTTGATGGATAACTATAAGTGTTAGCAACAATACCTGTTTCAGGCAAATCAATAGTAGGATTACCATTATCATCACTTCCAACATTGATAGTATCATTAGGACTAGTTAAATCATTGAAAGCAGTTAACCAACTTAAAGTACCACTGCCATTGTTAGAAAGAAATTGATTATTTGTTCCAAGACCATTATCAACTGGCAAAGTCAAAGTTACAGGATATGGCATATTGTATGGATTACAAATAGTTGTAGTGTTGCTTGCATCAGGACTTATGATTTTTAGCGATTCGATTCCAGAAATATTACCATATGCATCAATTATTGTAGGCGTAAGTTTTAAATAACCACCTGTTTGATTAGGAGTCCAAGTAATAATTTGATTTAATGGAGTGCCTAAATTCATAGAAGAAGCCGACGTAATGCGACCCTGTGAGTCGACTGTTATGGATGCGCTAGTGTAGCTTCCAGCAGTAACAGCAGTGTTGCTTAAAGAT